TTAATATATATATTATATTATATTATATTATATTATTTACTATTGAACTCATTGATCTTTGATTGTGCCCATTCCTTGGCTGCTTTACCTCCCCATAGTAGGTATGAGATGTACCCACAATCCTCTGGAGTTCCATTGTCATAGTACACCTCAGCTCTTGAAAGGTAGTTAAACATCCTTTTGATTGTCTCAATGGATACCTTCTCACGATTGGCAAGCTGTTGCGCTCTCACTTTGCCTACCTGAGTAGCGCATTTATTGTTGACTTTCTCATTGAGTTCAATGCCTCGCTTTGCGTTATTCACTACAGCATCCGGATAGTCATTGTATGCATCCTGAAATTCATGCTTTGCTCGATCCCATGATGCTTTGCATACCGGGTATCTCTGAGTTGATGGATACTCATCTCTCATCTTATCATCAGCCATGCATCTCTGCACGAACTCATTCTCATTCTCTCCTGGTCTTGGTTTCGGTATTGGCATCACTTACAGTATTTAACATAAAACGTATAGGGAACCACATTGAGCTTGGCAAGGATCCATATCAAAGGTCTGTATGCCTTGAAATTATATCGGGCATAGTTTGCTCTGTCCCCTTTGCGGATGTTCACCAGGCTCATTGATTTGTCCTCAATATTACCGAGCTTTGACATGTCGAACTCAGCTTTGTTGGCAAGGTATTCTCTGGCCTGTGCCTTGGTTATCTTTCCGGATCTGACCTGAGCAGATAGGTAAACGATTCGTTTATCAATGCCAAACTTGGTAGGCAGAAGCCAGGAACCAACAAACTCAGTGTACACATTCTCACAATGCTTGCCACCATAGTCCTGCCATTGGATTAGTTTCTTCATTTCAGTCTCCATGGTTTCTCTGTCAAATCCATAGTGGAATGGTCTGATGTTCTTGATCCCTTTGATGGCATAGAATATCTGATCCCAGAATGTGAATAGAGGATAGTTCTTGAGTGCCTTGCCTGTGTAGCTGAAGTATACCGATTGAATGTACTTGGCATCCATATAGGTCCATCCCTTTGGAGTTGATCCTTCAGTGCGGAAGTCATGGCCATTGAGGATGTACTTGATCTTGTATTTGTGAGCAGTATCGTACATCAGCTTGGTCATTGCGATATCGTTGGGGATATCAGCATCTGGCACACCTGCATAAAGGAATGATTCGTTCAGCTTATCGTATTCCTGCTTGTTGACATGGTAGACGATAGCATCCACATTGAGCTTTCTGATCAGCATGGTCATGTTATGGATTGCCTCTGGAGCATTCCAGTTATTATCGAAGTGAATCACAAGAGGCTTGAGTCCCCAGTAACGCACAGCAGTGTATAGAAGTGTTGAGCTGTCGAGTCCTCCGGAGATCCCCATGATGCAATCGTATTTCTTTCCATCTCCTGCCATGCGGATCTTTTGCAGTTCAGTATTGAGATCCTCTGGCCTTGCCTTGGATTGTAGGTCATCGTGCAGATCACAGTACTCGCACTGCTTCTCTGATATCTTGGCTATGTCTTCAGTGAAAAGACATCTTGGGCATTCTTTCATTTGGATTGTATTAAGTTAACGAAGTTAAAAAAGTCTTTTGATACGCTGTCAGGTTTGTGCCTGTTTGAGTATTCGGTTATGATAGCATCACAGATATCATCCACATCAGTCCATCCTATGGAGTGAGGCAGATCACCGTTGTATACTGATTTTCTACCCATGAGGCCCATCTGTAGATTAGTGTTCGGGCATCCATCATGAGGAGTGAGTCTGAGATTCAGAAAGCATTGAGAGTATACATCGTACAGCTGCGCCCTGGTGAATGTATCGTATTGCGCCTTTATGATCGGTATCTTGATGAGCTTCTCAATCTCTGCGATATATTCAGATCCATAAAACTCCGGGCATCCTTCATTGTAGTACCAATAGATCTTGTCTCCTCGCTTTGTGTATGGCCATTCATCTGGTATGGTAGCATTGATAGGAAGGTATATGCTCCTGAGTCCTCTTGCTGATAGTGAGTTCTGAACGTGATTGCTGATAGCAACATGCATATGCTTGCTCAGCTCTGCTATCCATACGCTTGGCAGATCCTTTGCATCGGATCCGAACCATACTACAATGCAGTCACCTTTGTGATCAATGAGCTTCTGAAAGTCCTCCTCTCTATACATGCCAAAGACACCGAGTACCTCAGAGTCATCAGTGTAGTCTCTGAGATTGTATTTACGGATCAGATCCTGGTCAAGTCCTTCGAGTGATTCAGATATCCATGCCTGCTTCATAGCTCCTCATGTAGTAGATAGATCTCAGGGAATGACTCGAATAGATCAAGCTCTTGTTGATCACCGAGCTTCTCTGATGATCCCTTGAGTGATCCTGTCCAGTGATCTGTGAATTTATGCTTGTTTCCCCATGCATGTGTTGAGATGCTTAGCAGCTTGAGATCCGGATCTTCAAAGATTCCTATTGAGGCATCGAGTGAGAGAGTCTTCAGCCACATGGACCAGTCAAGGCCTGAGTTGAGTCTCTTGTCGAATGGCTGCCAGTTCATTTTGTTTAGGAGCCTTGTTGATAGCACTCTTCCAATTCCGATAGGCTCATAGCTTCTTGATCCTTTGCCGTACCCGAACCAGTTCACTGTACGGATATTGCTTGGTCCAAGATCTGTGAAATGACATCCGAGCTTTCCGAGCATGTCATACTCAGGGAGCATACGCTCAGCCTCTGTGATGTAGTTATCAGACACCCAGTCTGAGGATCCAACGAATAACACACCTGTAGGTTCGTACTTACGAGCTGCCATGAATCCTGCATTCCACTTGGAACCAAGAGGATCATTGCTGATGTTTATCCATTCAGCTCCCAAGGATAGTGCCAGATCCTGATCATCAGTATCATGGCCCATACAGATCACCTGTACTCCTGCTTTCTGTAACCTTGAGATTGTGTACTTGAGTAATGGCCTTCTGCCATGTACCGGAATAGGAGCTACTATCATGATTCGAGTGCTTTGATTAGGTCTGCTTTCTTTGGAGCTTGGCCCATCTTCAGGCCTCTCTCCTGAGCTAATGCCTTGAGATCATTGTAGCTCATGGATTGGTAGCTGTACTGTTTGACTCCTATGAATTGAATCTTTGCAGGTTTTACCTCCTGAGCTTTTTCAGTCTGCATCCAATAGGTCAGATCATTCATCGCATTGCGCACACATGTACCGCACCCCTTGTTAAGAGTCGTTCCCTTGTATGCCTTAAGCCATATGGCAAGCTCATCCTTGAGAACATTATTCAGAGCAAAAGATCTGCTCTTCTGATAGCGTATAGCTTGCTGTTTTAAGTCTTCAGATATCATCTCTTTAATATGTTTTTCAGTTTCTTTTCAAGCATTGTGCCTGAGATCTTTCTGCGCAGCTCTCTGCTTGCACTCAGCTCCTGGATCAATACAGCTCCGATCATGGCAAAGTACATATCTTTGTCGCTCATGATTCGCTCTTCTTTTTTTATCTCTTGCTCTCCCATGTCATTATCAGATCAGATAGTAAATAGGTGATGAATGATAGTCCTATCAGCTGCCATTCGATCAGTGCGAAGATAATCACAGAGTTCCAAAATGATAGGCAGCTCTGACAGTTTAATGGTTTGATATCGGGCAGATCAAAAGTCTGGACTGCCCTGGCTAACCCCAACGAGATGAGGATGATTGCAATATAGCTCATATTTGAATTGTTTGATTGCTGAATGAATGACTCTGAGTGATAGTCCTGTCTGTGCTTTGATGTCTCTGAATGTCATGCCATATAGATGCATCCTTGTTACCTCCTTGATGAATAGCTCCTGATCATCGTTGCACTCTCTTTCCATGTACTCCCTCAGGTATTTTTGATACTCCTCCTCTTCATTGTCATCGTCACCTTGCAAGGGTATGTCATAGTCAAGTGATACCATGTGGGCCATTGTGTTGAACTGCTTGTTCCAGTCACTGCCGGGCCATTTATACTGATTGTACGCGAATCTTGCAAATGTTCTTGGGAGATCCTCCTCAGGGATGTTCCTGTCGTACAGCAATAGGTAGATATGGCCGACAAGGTCCTTGTATAGTTCGGAGCCGTTAGTGATCTTCTTGGCGATCTTGTATGCTTCATGCTCCCAGAACATTGTGACAATAGTACCAAGCATGATTGATGAATGACTCAGATACTTGCTTGCCTCGCATGAATCTGTATAGTTGATGATAGGGCAGTCCTGAATCCTCGCTCAGATGTCTGATCTTGTAGCGAGCCGAGAGCTTCTCCTGGAGAGAGGCCCTCAGCTTATCGCTTAATTCAGAATGGGAGTCCATCGTCTTCATCTTGTACTGATGTGATCTTTGCAGTTTGTACTGGCTCCTCAGGCTTCACCCATGGCTCTTTGATGGATGCGCTGAAATACTTTCCTGCTTGCTGTCCTTCTTTTACCCATAGTGAGATCTCCCACATTTTGCCATCTACATTGATCTTCCCTCTGTAGTCTGGTTGATTCTCGGCAGTCTTCTTGTCATTCTTAAAGATTGCTCCGCTGTTTACTTTTGTTTCCATCTATTTATTCTGTTTATTATTACTATCCAAATGAGTTCTCCGAAGCTCAATCTCTTGCATCTTATCCTCCAATGATTTAGCAGCCTCATGATACTCCTCATTTGTCAAAGGTACATATGAAAATTGTAAAAATGAAATCTGCCAATAATAAAGATTCTGATCAGGATTGTATAGTTCGATCTGTCTATTCATTTCGCCTGGAGTTGTGAATAATACTGTGAATAATACTCTGAAGCATATCGGAGCTTCTCGATCATCTGTTGCTCGATCTCAAAATCTCTCTCGAATCTAAGCACTGTGATGCGCTTAGCAGGATCAATATGATCTACCCGGTGCAGTGATAGGTTATCCCATGGGCTTAGCAAGTTATGATCACCTGTTGGATCCGTTGATACCATGCAATAGATCAGCTCAAAATATGGCCTATCGTAGATATGCATGTATGCTCTGCCTTGGTATTCATATCCTGCCTCACCTGTAAACAGATCTGTTTCGATCCTGGTAGTGTTCTTTTTGTAGCTTGTAAACCTTACAGCATTGAGCAAATTAATTGAATCCTGCTCCTGCTCTTTGCCCTTGGTGATGTACTTGCTATTGAGATCCACAGTGTATCCGTAGAAATTCTGCTTCGCAATGGATCTGATATGACTCTTTGCCGTTTCGCTTAGGACCTCTCCCTTTGCTCTTGCGTTTGTCATGATCTTTCCGATCTCTGATGGGTGCCATTTCATAGTGCTGCCTCCTGTTCTTTGGTTAGTGTGTAATTATCCATCAATGCTTCTTTGGTATACCTACCCTCAGCAATAGCATCTATTGCTTTCTTGAATCCAATATCAGAGATGCCAGGCTTTTTCTGTGGTAGATTCTTAGCTGCTTCAGCTCCATCATCATCTGTGGCAGCCAATGTCAAGCAGCTGATCAATGAGTATCTGCGATAGTAACTTATTGCAGATCCGAGCTGCTGAGGATTTGTGAGTGCAGGGAGCCTCATGAATGACTCAATCTTCTCTCCTGAATCGACATCAATGATCTGAGTGATGATCATATCATCGTTGATAGGTTGCAGGATCATCAGTCCATTGTCAAGTAGTATCTGTTCACATGCATCCAGAACAGCATTGAGATCCGCATAGGATTGCTTGAAATGTGGATTCTTTGCGTTCTTGTGAACCTTTCCGATCTGCTGCTTTGCTGACCAGAGCTTTCGGTACATCGGCACCGGGGATGATAGTTCATCCGTTTTCTTTACTGTTGCCATTTTATTAGTGTTTAATTTGTACAAATATAAATTATTTTTTCATGAATGTATCAAACCATTCTATGAAATCATCAAAATTCTTGCATATTAGATACCATCCTCCTGCCTGTACTATAGCTTTCTCATATGCTTTTTGTGCATCTGATTGCCTATCAGCTCCTATCTTGATCTCAATCTTAACAGATCTGCCCTTTATTGTTGCTGAAATATCCGCTGATCCTGGAGTGCTTCCGGATTTTGTATAGGAACCTTTGCCTACAGTTCTGGTCACTCCATCTAAATTTGTGTATTTCTTTGCAGCTCTATATGTCCCCATGGTATTGATTCGCTCTGCCTGGTATCCTGACATCTGAATGAATGATACGATCATCTTTGTTAGTCCATTTGCGCTTTTATCAGTGATTGATGATGTAGCAAGGAATGATTCAGGAACTGTCGGATGTTTTGCTTTGAGATATTTAAGCTCCAGATCCTTGTATCGTTTTTTATTTTGCCTGTTCATGGATTCTGTCAAGTGTTAATATTTTACCAGGTGCCATTGTGCTGTCATTGGCCCAATCTTTTGGAGTTACAAATGTATACTCAGGTGATTCATATGGCTTAATTGCTTGAGTTTCTTTGTTTACAATTAACCATATCAAGCTGATGCCGATTGCTACGGCGATGATGTAGTGTGCTTTCATTTTGATTCCAATTTTTTAACCCATCTCTGGATTGTTTTACGGCTTACCTCCAGGATCTCTGAGGCTGTTGTTTTATTTATCTGCGGATTGCTCTCATACATTGCTTTGAACTGATCAAAAGGATCCATTGATCCGGAGCTTCTGGCAATAGTTCGGAGCTGATTCTTTTCTTTGACATCCATCTTCACGAGCTTACTCATGTTGATGAAATACTCTGATAGTCTTTCAGCTCTGAGAAGTGATTCCTTTCTGATAGTGGCAGGAGTATAGCTTTCATCCTCTGCTGACCAAATGAACTGCATGATGAGTGCAAATCTTGGGATGTAACTCTTCTGTTTAGGCAGCATTGATTTCATGTATTCATTCTCATCATCTGAGTTCTGAATGTCTGTGATCTTGTCATGGATCCTGATCCATTCCTTCTGGGCTTGATTGTCAAACTTAGCCACAACAGATTCAATCTCTGCCTTGTCATTGAATCTAAGCAGTTGCTTGTTAACAAGATCTCTGAGATTCAAAACATATGACCGGTACCATTCGATGATATCATCATCCATGTAGCTGTCATTGTATCTATTAACCACCAGCTCCGGATAGCTGATCAGGATCCTATCCACGAATCCATTCTCTTTGTTGCTGCCTGTGGTGAAATCTTCAAATACCGATGGCTGAATACCACCAAGAACAGGGAGAAATGGCTTATCAACAAACGCACTCTTCGATGTCTTACGATTCAGAGAGATGCTGGTACCTGACCAGGATGATAGCCAGAACTCAAGATCAGATCCCTGCCTGTACTTATTCATATCTTTAAACCACCCTGCAAGCTCATCCTTGAATATCCCCACAGCATTGGGATTCTGCTCATGTAGATCTACCAGAGCCTCCAAAGTGATATCATTCACCATAAACTGTCTTGATAGTGGCTTCTGAATTTCCTCTGCGTATTGCTTTTCTTTCTTATCCAGTGCTTCGTATTCTCTCCACTTGGCATATTGCTTGGCATATTCCTTCTGCTCTCTGACATTGGCTTCACGTAGTGGATAGATCACCTGATTAATGCTTGGAGTTTTACCAATACCTGGCTTTCCTACTATTGCAATCCACAAAGTTGCGATTTCCTGCCATCCTGATTTGACCTCAATACGTATTGTGTTGCCGATGATCGTTGATATCATCCAAAGGAATGAGCTACCCATGAAATCAACAGAGAGTCCAAGAGTCTTATCTGATAGCAGCATATACTTTTGAATGTTCTCAGGGAATACATCGATAGGGAACTGTACTCTTTCGATGATATCCTGTGGGATCTCTTCCTTGAATTTAACCTCTGGCACTTGCCTGGTACCATATCCTTGCTTATACAGATCTGATGCAGCTCTTGTAAAATCTCCATTGTGATGCTTGTAGCTATAGATCGCGAATGGACTAAGGAGCTGCTCATTAGGATATACTGTTCCTGTACTAAACAGATACATGCATCCGGAATCCTTGTATACATACCCAGAATGTGGAGATGTAGCTCCATGCCTCTTAATGATGTAGCTGTTTGTTGTATTTCTGACAATTACAAAGTCATCCTGGATCAGATCCATTGCTGTATGCTTTGAGTTGTAATCTTGCCATGGAGTGACTTTCTCACCTTTGTACTCTGACTTCTTTGGCTCATCTACAGCAATCTCATTCACATAGTTAAATGTTCTACTGATGGACCATATGATCTCTCTCTCCTGCTCAGTGATGTAATCAATCTGATGATATTGCCTCTGAGTGATAAATGATTCATATAGCACTACCATACCTCCCATGCCTCGGCTCTCAATGATAGCCTCTTTGTGATCCTTCAAACATGCAATCTTTGTATTGCCTGATGGCTGTTCACATTTATACAGGATATGATATCCTGCATTCCTGGTCTTAGCGATGACTACCTTATCCTCAAAGTCCTCAATGTTATCTTTGATGAATGACAGATATTCAGCCCACCATTTTTTCTGCTGTGGCAAACCAACAATCACCTTGAGATCTATGTCGATGACCTCCACATCATTGTATCCAGTCACCAATCCATACAGAGGACTGCTCAATGCTTCGACCTCATCTGCTGATCTGTTGCTCGTTTGGTATTGCTTCCAGGATCCTATCGGTCTCTTGTCCTGGTCCACCGGGATGATGGAATAACCCTGCCCGGCCAATTTTCTTAAATAGCTTTTTGATATCATAGTGTTTGCAAGTATACAAATAATTTACTTATTAAATAAAATGGGACATAGTGGGACATGTCGCACCAAAATGTCGCACCAAAATGTCCCACATTTTTGTTGAATATCAATGAGTTATGAGCAAATGTCCCAATGTCGCACCTATTTTAAAAAAAAATATTTTTTTACTTTATAATTTTCTAATTTATATAGAAAGACATGGGACATTGGGACATGTCGCACCTGGTTAAAGATAGAACTCAACCCACTGTTGTATCTGATTCACAAACGAATACGGCTTAATGATGCGTAATTTCTTGCCGACTCTCTCAATGGGACAATCAAAATCATCTCTAAGCTGTGCAATATCTTTCTCAATGATCGACTTGCTCCATTCCTTGCCCATGATGTAATTCATTTTATCCTGGATCTGATAGATATTATACTCTTTCTTTTGCAGCATGTAGACAATTATGCTCATGCGTCTGATCTTATCTCTCATGTCGTACTTTGGCATCTTCTAATTCATCAAAAATTGATACTTGTCTTATGTCTTTCTTTCTAATTATTCCTAAAGCAGTTTCAAAGATTGTTCTACCAGCTTCATAGTCTACCAAGTTACGAGCTATTTTATCGGTGCGTTGTTCTCCTTTGTAGCTATAAAAATCAAACTCATGAAATTCACACCATTGCTTAACTTCATTCTTGCTTTCCATTGATATTGATTTACGCTCCATTAAATCACTAGGTAGTATAAAATTAGTCCAATACAAGTGTCGTCCTCTTTTTTGTGCGTTTATCAATGGCTCATAATACGGTGTTACATTCTCTACTACATACTTGCCTTTAAAGTAATGCTGTAAAAATAGTATCTCTTCGTAAAGTTTTAAATCTGCAAACACTGGTTTATGATTTGATTTCTCACTTTTACGACTCCCAAATGCTGCCTTACTATGACTAGGACAAGGTGGACTGCTCCAAATAAAATCAAAGTCTTTATAATGGTCTAGCAAGTATTGATGTGCATCTGCAACAATTACCGTATCATTTGGGAATCTTTCTTGATATAATCTTGCTGCTTCAGGGTCTAATTCAATTGCAGTTACTTCTATTTCTATTCCTGCTTCTTTTGCTACTTCATCCCACTTGTATCGGTTACCACCTAAACAAGCATATAAGTTTAATATCTTCATAATTTATTTATTTGCGATTACAGGAGCTTTTTAAACTCTTCCTTTGTCATTACATCATTGAGGCCCTTAAACGCGCTCACATCGGCTGAAACAAAGCGCAGAGTTAATTCTACTCTGTTCGCAATAGTTTTGTATGCGTGAACGTGTAGGTATTGATCTGCCAAATCATCCACTTTGTGATTGTAGATCCGGTGATGCAGCTCATCAATGGCCTTCAGATATTCTTGATCTGAGATGCTCATCCACTTAATATGCTCTTTTACTCCATGCATTACAGAGCAGTGCTTCATGTCAAAGATCCTGGCGATCTCACAGTAGTTGCAGAACTTGTATAGCTCAGAGAACATATAGAATCTTCTGTACACATGAGTGCGCTGTCGGTATCTGCGCATCAGATCGTATTCCTAGCAATGCCACCATATTCCACCTTCAGGCTGAACAGAATCCTCAAGCCAAACTCTATATTTTTTGAATGGAATCATTTGCCATCTGTTACCTGATGCAGCTGCACCATTGTATTTCTTTAGATACTTAGCCACATCATTTGTGAAGACCGTCTTCTCATGTATGCTGCCAGTAATTGGATGAGTGATTGTGAATTTTACTGGTATTCGTTTACTTGCTTTTTTCATAACTGTTCTATTTCTTGTTTAACTTCAAACCAATAATTGTCACTATCATCATCTAAATACATAACTGCTTCTAATATCTCATCAACTGCAATCAATGCGCATTGCTTTGCCATTGAATAACTTAGATATTCATACTTAGAATCTATATCTAAATATTTATCAACTAAATATTTTGCCTTCTCTTTCGATGTCATATCCTCTCAACTTTCTTGATTAATGGAGGCCACATGTCTGCTTTCTTAATTGCATCCTCTTTGCTGTTCGCTTTGATTGTCTTGTATCCAAGCTGCCATCCTGATGGCCCCTTGAATTTATATGTTACCTTCCACATCTAAATATCGAATATAAATTACTGTTGCTATTGTTAGGATAGACATACCAATGATGCCATATGTTCCAAACAACATCCAAACAATCCACCAAAATGCTACTCCTAACCATAGGATAAAGCATAGAACAAATATTAATATTATGTATTTCATCTCAATTTTCTTTTGCCTTGCACAGAGCAAGGTATAGTTCAACATTAAACGATCCTTCTTTTTTCCACCAGTTGATCATGGATCTCACAGGTAACTGGAATGGAGTGAATCTATTCTCCATCTTCGTTTTCTTGTTCTTGTTTCTCATAGCCTTTGCCGTTGCATTTATCACATTCTACTTTCTTATAGCATCCTCCGCAGCACATGCTCGCAGGACGATCACAGTCAGGACCAATCATCACATATCCCTGACCATAACAATCCTCACACATTACTGATCCAGACATATCCTTTGGTAGTCCAAGCAGTCTGTTGTACTCATCATTGAGATTATTGAGCTGATCCCATGTCTGCTCTCTGAGGATCTCCAGTTTCTCCAGTTGTTCAAATTTGTTTTTCATCGTGTTTGTTTTTGCAATGATACGAACTATTTTCATATGTGCAAAAAAATATGAACATATTTTAACAATAAAAAAACCTCCCCATTTCTGAGGAGGTCCAACACTATGATAAAATTCAGCCGGCAACTGGCCTGTACAAAGTACCTTTTTTAGATTTAACAGCTCGCAGTATTTGCTTTCTGTTATTTGAACTGAATGATACATGAACCCAATCAGGATTATCATCCGTTCCAAACTCCCAAATGAGTTGATCCCATTCAAGATTCTTGCGAATATAGTCAAAAATTTCTTTATTGGTCACACCTCCATATCTATCCGCATCAATATCCATTGCTTGGCCCATGCAATGCTGCGAGCTGGAACTCCCTTTCACAGCTCTATTTAAGGCACCACAGCGGTAGCCTGATGAGATGTGAATAGGAACTTTGAAATGTAAACGGATAGGCTCAAATACTTTCTCGCATAGCAGCTTTGCAGATGCCAGGTGAACAGGATCCTTGATTGTATTATCAATACCTCTTCTCTTGGCTGTATCTGAATGGCAGAACTCAGCGAGTGATACGTGTGCGCTTAGCTTCATTCCTTAGTTAGTTGTGATAGCGCAGCTCCAACAGATCCGACAGCTACCAAATATCCTCCAACAGTTACAACAGCAGCAGGTAATGCCACAGGAACTGCAATGATAGTACCACCAATCACACCAGCTGCGATGGCTATCTTCTGCACCTTTTTCCAAAATGCAGGAGTCTCAGACTTCCAACGATCCTTTAATTCCTTTAAGCGCATATCTTTGTTTTTTTGGCAAGTCTGCCAATTCTCTGAAAGGCATTCTGTGATTCGTGTTCAAATGTTGTGATGTGTTTGCTCTGATCTCAAGGCATGAGTAAAGTTTACCCTGCACTTCTTTTAAATCTTCTTTTGTTGCAGATAGTTCAGTATAAAGGAAAGCAATGGCACACCACATCAAGAAAGCACTTCCGTACTTCTTTGTGAATTCTGTCATCTTAATAGGATCCATACTATAATATGGATTCTTGTTTCAGTAGAAATACGTAGTGTTAATAAATTTTATTCAAAACAAAGATGTCACTATAGATGTTGTTTCCTGTAGAAGCACTTCCCCACTGAGCTGTCACATTTAAGGTATTGGAGATTGTTGTATTGAATGTTGTGCTGTTCACTGAATTAAATCCAAATCCTTGAACAGAAGCGTTATTTGTCTTTGTATAATGGAATGCGCCTAAAGTTACAATAGATGCTACACCGGCTGCTCCAGTTTGTCTTATTGTAAAATCAATATTTAAAGACCACACATCGTTTATAACACTGCTCCCTAAATTCTGTAAACCACTATCCAAAAGAAGAATAGATCCTGCTTTAATTCTAATTATAATATTTTGGTTATTATTGGCATTCATTACACCTCCAAAGATAGCTCTGAAACTATCTCCTGCTTGAAATGCATTTGCCGGTATAGTTAATGTACCAGAGCCACCATTGATAAGAGTTGTTTCAACAGTAGTGTTTGTAATTACAGTGCTATTTGCAGTCTGAGCAAATAAGCCATAGGAGTTCGTTGATGGCACTCCTGGTATAGTGACAACAGTTTCTCCTCCGGTATCTGCTGCCGTTACTCCAGATCCTGCGAATTTTAATACAGATCTTTGAGTCAGAGCTGTGCTTTCCTCTTTGACCGTCTTATACCCGGTACTCGTTACGTTGATAGTTGTTGTTGCCATCAGATTAGATTGATATTTATTGTATTATTTTCTGTTGTGTTCTGTGTGAATGTATCCTCTAAAACTCCATTGACGTACAGCTCATATGTTGTCGTCAAATCTCCGCAGTTGTCAGAAGGAGGAGTGCCATTCTCAAAATCATAGTTATCGAATGGGATATCACACCAGTTCTCTGCATCAAATACGTTCAAAGATAGTAGCATGGTCCATCCTGCGACCATATCTTGGCCTCTGTTGATGAATGGATCTGTTGATATCTCTGTGGTGACATCAGCAAACTCAGTCCATCTGTACTGTTGCAGCGTTGTTTTGATATCATTACAGATCAGCAAGCAATCTGAATGTACCTCATTGATCTGTCTGTACTCAGAATGATTGTACTTGTCGCAGATTGTGATCCCGATATTCACTCTCACATACCCGGCACCCATCCCTCCAGGCTGAACTGTAGCCACACAAAGCGGATACGTTGCAGCATCTCTGGAGATGGCATCTAAAAATTCACCCTGAAAAAAACTACCGTTTAGCTGTCTGTGTTGATCTGCGATCAGCTTCAGCTCGGCCATTATTTGATTTAGTGTCTTTTCCATTTAGGTATTCTTTCAGTTTATCGATCTGTTTCTTTGTTGCTTTGAACTGCTTCATACTATCCAGTTGATAGGCTTGTAGCCTGTATGGTCTTTCTTTACTGATTCATTGCATTCATCCGTATCACAGCAGATAATGTACTCTGGATACTTGGTTCCATTGTCATCTTTGAGATACCCGATTAAACGCTCTTTGTAAAAGTACGCATCTTTTCTCAGCATATTGCGCAGCGTTGCTGTTTGCTCATCAGTGTTCGGAGTCATTGTCTCATCATCCTGTCGGCCTACAGCTTTATTGGTTAGCTTCTCATTCAAGAGCTGAGCTGCTCTGTAGTCAACGAATGCTACCAAGCAAGGCACCACATAGTTATTCATCAGATCCAGGTAGTCCTGAGTCCATGTGCTTGTTTCAACGCGAGTGAGCAATGCCTTGTATAGAGGAGTTCCAAGGGCAGGCTGAATATGCATGTCCTGAGATCTCTTGATACATACTGCCAGGATCTTTGTATCCGTATTGCTATGGATAAGTCCGAGCTTCTTTAGATTTTCGACTGATAGTAAGTAGTTCATAATACGTATGTGAATGGGAATCTGTACTCATGATTGTGTCCAGGAGCAAAGATAAGTTTATAGCCTCTATTTATAAA